GAATCCATAGGTAGATTCTTAGGTCTACTTTCAGCTCCACTCGTTTTTCCCCATATTGCCATTTTAATCTCTCCTTATTAATAAGTTGTATTTCGTTTGTTATATAACACTACTATTTATCAAAATCCTAATCTCTTCAGCTGGGAAATAGTGTTTGAAGCAGAAGTATGTAGTATACCAATGCCCCCAGCGGCTTTAAATTGATCGACATTTTTAGGATAGTCATCAATTAAGATTGCAGGTTGTCTTTTGTTGTCACTACTTTTCATGGCAAAGTCCTTCTTTTCTCTACGCCTCACTAAGTTTATCATAAAATTTTGCGTGTACCCTAGATTTTTTCTTAACCATGCATTTTTACCTGGTTTACAATTAGGATCTTCAATCGTGTATGCAGATAAGATATGTGGATTATATTTTTTAATATAATTCCAAAGTTGTTTTCCATCTCTCATCCATGGCATATTTGACCAAAAGTTTTTAGTATTTCTTATCTTCTTCCAATGTTTATCAGTCTCATCTTGGGTGAATGTCGTACCTGTTGCCATTTTAGCAGCAACCATAAAGTCAGCCAAGACTCCATCCATATCACAGTAGATACGAGGCAAATCTCCTTTTGCCTCTCGATAAAGAATTCGATAATCTTTCATAGACTATCCTAAGTTAGAAGTAGGAGTTTTATTTCCGCCTGAAAATTGACCTATATCCATATCTGGATCAATATCAACTTTAGTCTTACCACCAACTTTAATTTCTTTTTTCTGTTTAACTCTATTAAGAACATCTTTTACTTTTTTCTTAGCGCTCTTGTCGAGTAGTGCAGCCGCAATGCCAGTTCGTAAAGGTACTTCTCCTGTATCAGGATTTGGTTGAGGTTTCACGACTTTATTCTTTTCATTTTCTAATTGTTGATTTACTAAAGCTAACTTACCTTTTAAATCAATAATTTGTGCCTCTAAACCATCTTGATCTTTTTCTTTTGCAAGAGCAATTTTACCTGCAGGACCTATCTTTGTATCAGTACCACCTTTATCTTTCATGGCTCTGATCTTTGCAATCTTAACACCAGGTTTATTATCTTTATCAATAGGCGGAATCTCTTTTGCTTCATTAGTAGAAGGCACTAAGAGATAATCTCTTAATTTATTCATACTATTTGCTGCAATTGCAATCTTATTCATCCACCAACTTGGTAAATCACCTTCTGGATTCATACCTTGAAGTTTAGATAACATTTCAGAAGCGTCCTCTATTGCTGTTTTACATTGTCTAACAGCAGAGGCAACATCCGTATGGCCATCTTCTTGTAGTTTACTGATCTCTCTAAGAGCTTCAGTAAATGTTTTACCGTATTTCATATTTTTCCTTAGTCAGTTTTTTTAGTTGAAACAGATTTTAAAATTGCTGCTTCTAATGAACCTTCTTTTGTTGGTAAGTATTTTTCGCCATACATACCTTTTATATTTTGCTTACCTTTTTGTACTTCTCTCATTGCCTTCATCATTTCCATTCCAGCAGTTTTCATAGCGTACATAGGGTTAGCGTCTTTCATAGCATTCATTCTTTTCTTAGCAGTTTCTTTTTTCATTGTTTCGTCTTTTTTCATCATTGCCGCCTTCATAGTTTCCATACTTGGCGTTTCTGTATCATCATTATTTTTTGCCATGTCCATTTCCATTGTCTTCATTGCTCTGATATCATCTTCCGAATTCTTTTTAATCATATCTTGTCTCGGATCTTGACTATGCATAGCATTCATTTTCTTTGGATCAGTCATAGCGTTCATTTTCGTAGCATTCATAGGTTTCGTTTCAGCCATTTCTTTCATAGCAGTAATATTCATACTATTCATACTACCATACTCGTTCATCTTTTTCTTCATTATTTCCATCATTTCTTTTTTCATTTCACTAGACATATCAGCCATTTCAGGCATCTTTTTCTTCATTATTTCCATCATTTCTTTTTTCATGGTTTCTACTTTAGTAGGGTCTGTTTCTGCTTTCAATTCTTTCATTTCACTAGACATTTCTTTTTGTTTTTTAAGAATTGCTTTTTGTAAAGCAGGTGGTAGTTTCTTTTGTCCTGATGTTAGTCCTTCTTCTAGACTATCAACATAACTAAAGAATGCCTTCTGTTCTTCTACCGACTTTAATTCATCTAGGGAGTTAATCCCAAGTTCTTCCATAGCCGCTTTGAAGTTACCTTTGTAAGATTCGTTCATTTCGTTCTCTCCCTTTATTAAATTTTCTGCAACACCTAGTTTCTTTTTAACCATGTTTGTTGCGGTTGCAAATCGTACACTATCACCATCTTTACCATATCGTTTGATAAAATCACTCTTAGGTAAGTCATCTGCTTTTTTGTGTACCATTTTAATTTGTGTTTTGCTTAAGTCTGCTTCGTCTTTTAAATCTTTGGTTAAAGACTTGACTTGACCCTGATGTGCTTTAACAGCTTTCTTTAGTTGTTTCACTACATCATCTACTGACTTTTCATCTTCTTTATCTAGACCCTCTTTTGGTCCATAACCTTTAGGTGTTACATCTGTTATTTTAAAATTCTTTTTACCTTGACGATCAATCATATCTTGATATTTCTTTTGTGTCTTAGGATCTTTAAAGTTTCCATCTTTATTAAATAGTTTTGCAAGGTGTGGAGGTAATCCTTGACCTTGGTGTGCTTCCATCATTTCATTAACACTTACATCAAAAGAAGTCCAGTCACCAGTTTTGAATGCTTCTTCTAAAGAAACACATATACATTCTTCACCGCCACAATCTTCACATACTTTAACTGTCATTTCATTTGTACATTGACACTCTCCGCCATTGCAAGTAGGACAATCATCATCCATACTCTCTACTAATTCTTCTTTGACACAATTAGGAACCATACGGTCACCTTTCTTTTTCATACCATCTTTTCTATATCCGACCCAACAAGCTTCTTGTTGTAATTCATCTGCCTCTGCCATGTCTAATGGTTCTTTAAAGTCTGTCCATTTCTTTCCATGTTTTATAACTAGTTTAGATTTAGCACTAGTTGATAGAAAAGGTACATCACCTTTTGCTAATTTCATAAGCATATCAATCGAATAAGTATTTAACATAGCGTTCATTTTATTAATGTTTGCCATACCTATAGTTTTGCCTTTTAATGGTTCATACTCTTTTTTGAGTCTCGCCATTTGAGCATCTGTAAACTCTCTTAAATCTTTAAACTTTTTGGTCACGGAGTTGGTCCACCTTTACTTTTTAATCCTAGTGATTGATTTGTTTTTTCAACAGCAGTAATTTCTGTATCTTCAAGATAACCACCACCGCCTGGTCCTATTTTTCTTTGCTTTCTTAACTTCTCAAGTTCATCCACTGCTACATCTTCAGCGTCATCTTCGCTTTTAGCATTAACAACAATTCGAATATTGTGATCGTATGAATTGATACCCCTATAACCTGTTGTTGCTTCTACTTCATATCTTGCTTCATTGACTTGTACTTCTTCTGCCTGTAACCAACCTTTTACTTTGTAAGTTGGCCATTCAGATTTATCGATAACGATAACTTTACTATTTTTAACAATTTTTAGTTCTGTTTTTGGATCTCTAAATTGTCTTGCTTCTTCTAATGCTTCACGCATTGTCTTAAAATATTTTGTCATTGTAGTTGATTCCTCATCTTTATAAGTGCTTTATCGAGTTCTTCTTTCCAACTCTCACCGTATCGTTTCTTATATTTATCTATTGTATCACCTTCATTGGCAAATTTTTCAATATCTTTTTCATCTATCTTCATGGTGTATCTTCTAAAATTCTGTATCGGTTGACCTGGGGTCATTGACATAGTATGATGAGCAGACTGATCTGTACCTATTTCATAGTATTCTAGTAGTCCCATTGCTGTTAATACATCTTGAAACTCACGAAATCCAACACCAACTTTTTGTGCTATGTCTGCAGCAAGACCTGCTCTGTCTTTAAATACACTGGCAGACTTCATTTTTTGTTTGAATAGACTGATGCCCGTTTGTACTGCTCTACGATCTACTGTTTTACTCTTTATATAGTCAGTAAATCTATTGCCAGGTAGTGAAAATTCTTTCTGTAATTCATCTATAATTGAATCTTCTTTCTGCATTTCTTTTGTTTTCTTCTTCATCTGGTCAATATATGTACGATATATCTTTGCTTCAGCAGACTTACCCATTTCTTTTGCTCTTTGTTCCATAGCAACAGCAGCTTGAATTTTGTGTGCGTGTGTCTTACCCGAACTCTTTATCTTACTTACACTTGCTCTTGCAGTTTCTACATCTTTAAATCCAAGACCTTTGATAGTACCCTTTGGGTTCTCATCTGTATATAAGTCAGAATGTTTATCTGAACCTGCAGGTTGACCTTTCTTTCTAGGTATTCTTGGTGCTTCATCAAGTGTTTGTAAATCATACAACCATGCCTTCTTAATCAATCCATCAGAGTCGTATGATACATAGTTAGAACCTCGTCTAATAACCATACCCTTAGAACCATCCATATGTTCTACCATGTCTCCAATATTAAATATTTTCTCTTGATGATATTCTTCTCGTAAATCGTTATTAATAAAGTTAGTAAAACTTTCTACTTTTTCATTAATACCCATTCCTTTTTTAACTGCATTGAATAGTGCCTTACTATCTGTAGCAGAGAGACCAACTACACCTGTCTTGAAACTTCTGTAGTCGTCATTCTTCGCCATGTCTCTCATCTTACTTGCACTCATACCAGTAACACCTTCAGCGTCAGGATCTCTTTCGCCTGATGATACAACTTTAACAGATTTGTAATTGTAATCTGTACCATTGTATTTGTCTGCAAGTTTTTGAAACTCATTAATTCTATCACTACCAGCAATCATAATAATTTCACCATACATCTTATCGTAAAACTTTAGTATCTCCATGAATGTTCTTTGTGTGCCTCCAGCAGCCTGTATCTTATTTTCAGGAAACATCTTCTTCATAAATTTAACTTTAGTTTTTACATCTAATGGATTCTTTCTTTTGTCAGTAGAGGCACTAGCATAAACAATGTGATTAGCATTGTTCTTTCGGGCTTGTGTAATCACTTCCTTCATAAGTTTACCGTGGCCAGTAGTAGGAGGGTTGAACCTACCAAAAGCGAAAATCAGTTTGTTGCCTTTATCTAATGCCTCGTTGACTGCCCTAGTTTTACTTTGGGCATTTTCGTTTTTCAATGAATCTATTTCAGCGTCTGAAACTTCTCCATCGTCTAATATCTTTTTACATTTTTTATAGAATGTTAAGTAATGATATTTCTCTAACATCTTATAGATAACATTTTTAGGTAGTCTATTCTTAACACCAAATGTTCTAATCTCGTCTGGTGACATATCAGTATCAAATGCTGTTCTTCTTTCAGCATCAACTAGATCACCTATGTTGATTATATCTTCTAAACTTGCTTCTATTTCTTTCAATTTAATATCTAACTTATCTTGTAAGTTTTTAATCTCACCTGGTTTTAATTCTGATAGTTCGTTATAGTCAACTATATCTCTTTTTAGTTCACCCTTAACAACATCTAATTCTTGTACTTTCTTTTCAAAGTCTTTTAGATATAAGTTTATATCAAAATCAAAATCATCTGGTCGTTTAATAAACTTGTTACCTCTAATATCAAATACAGCATCTGCCTTAGAGTTTTGGTCATCATAAGTTTCTTGATCTGTAATGAAATAATAGTTAACAGGATGTTGTGAACCTGGTATATCTTTACCTTGAATATTATCAGGATTACTTACAGATAGATATTGTTTCGATAATCTTATTCTTTCATCTTCTGCCTTATCAGCAGGTACATCAAATAGAACATTGATATCTAAGTCAGCGTCATTTCTATATCTCTTTGTAAGAATAGAACCTATCAATGCAATTTTGATAACAGGATATTCTGTTTCGAATTCTTTAATCTGATTTTCAATCATATCTAATACTGATTGTTTTATCTTAGGATTAGAAGTATTAGCGTCATCAAATACAAGAGGGGCATATACACTTCTAGGAATATCTATGATTGATTCTCTTAACTGTTTAAATGTTTTCATTTTCTATGCCTTTAATAATCTTATCTGCGATATCTTTTGGTTCAGAGCCTTCTGCCTTAATCTTTAAGAATGTTTTATCAATATCGTTTGAACTGTCTTTTTCTAATTGTCTTAGAACTGGACCAGTTTCTTTTTCATACACACCTATTCTATTCTTAATAATCTCTGGTTTGTCATCTTTTCTACCACGAGCAGATAATCTTTTAATAACTTCTTTTTCTGATACATCTAGAAAGACAACATAATCATATTTGATATCTTGATCTTTCATCTTGTTTAACTGTTCTATGTTTCTAGGAAAGCCATCAAGTATATAACCTGTTTCTGTATCAGGTTTCTCTAGTCTATCTTGCAATGCCTTCATCACATATTTTATAGGAACTAGATCACCAGAGTCCATAATCTTTGCAACTTCTGGATTTGTCTTTTGTAATTCTCTCATCATATCACCCATGTAGATATGAGGTATCTTAAAATGTTTATTTAAGAACTCTGAATAAGTTGATTTACCAGAACCAGGTCCACCAATCATTATGATACGAGTCATAATGGTATCAATCTCAATCGCTTCTAGAAATTGTTTTAGTGTTTTCATTATCCTTTTACCCAATCTTTTGCCATCGTAAAGTTAGCACGACTAAACTCTAATCTGTCTACAAGTTTAACTGCACCACTTTTCTTAATCGCAACATATCCTTCTGGATTTGTAACTTTGTATCCATTCTTCGTTCTTAAAAATGAACCGATACTTTGTATATTATTTAGTTTACTTAAAAGCATTGACTTTGCTGTTTGCATTGTAATATAAGTTGCAACTGCAAAGTATAACCCTTGTCTATTCGGTCTCAATATCTTCATACCAACTTCTAGTATTTCTTCATACTTTTGTTTAGTAGCGGCAGTCTTCTTACTATTTATTTCTTTTTTTAATCTATCTCTAAAATATACCTCGAAGTTATTTGCGAGTGCTTTAGTGTTCTCAATCTTTTGACCTTGTCTTATATATGTATTGAAGAATATTTTAAGTTGTACACCAAGAGATAATGGTCCTTTATCTTTTTTAATGAGGTCGATAAATGCACCAGCTTTGTAAGCAGATCCTTCTGCCATTTTAATAACACTATCAAATGAACTTTCTTCACCTGAACTGAAACCCGGATCTTCAACTTGTTTATAGTTGGCGTCATCAAAGAACACATTTTTATTCTTTCGTAAAGAACTAACACTTGCACCAAAACTTGCACTTAGTCCTTTCATTGTTTTACCTGAATATGAAGTGTGAAATATAATACCAATCTTTGCCTTGTTAATACTATTGTAAATAGAACTACCAAACAATCCAGTCTTAACTACTGGTACTGCATATGTGATTGTGTTAGGTGTGAATACGATAGATGTTTGACCACCAACTTTTGCAATCTTCTTATCATCACTGGTGAAAAGTAAATCGCCTTGAAGTACACCTTTGATACCAAGTGATGAAAAATACTTTAATGCTACTTTTAGTTTATCTGCAAGAGCACCACCATGGTTGCGAGATATATCAGCATTAGTATAGTTGATTTTAGGAGTTGCGTTGAATATAGATTTAGTGCCGACAAAGAACTTGCCGTTTTCAGGATTGATACCACAGAATATAGCAGGTGCACCATCCCATTTGACAGAGACATTAGACCCACCAGATCCGCCTTGTAACATCTTTTTGACTGACTTTAAAAACCCTATTGAGTTTCTTGCACCGATACTTCCATTATTAATTATTTCGTCCTCTAGATGTTCAAGATGAGTATTCTTACCTTCGGTAAGATGTTCTTGAAACCTTTGCATTTACACTCTTTCCATTTAATAATATTTACTTGAATATTTATATTATAACATATTTCAATCGGAAAGTCAAGCATTTATCCGATTATTTCT